TCGCAGGCTCAATAAAAAACCCAGCAGCGACCGCAAACGTCGCAATCATCTATGTCAGGAAAACGCTCACCAAATAAAATCGGCTTTGGCTTGTTGGTCATGGGTTGCTCAGGGTATGGTGTTAAAAGCAAGAATGATGATGTCTGCTTTGTCGCTGACGTTCTGCTTGTTTCGCACAAGTCTCTGAATGTCTGGTATATCAATCGGCCGGTTTGCAGTCAGAGTGCCGTGCAGTGAATAGCTTTTACCGGAACGCCAAAATGTACCTGGCTCTTGGACTCTGGCCGAAAAGAAGTACCGGATTTCAGGCATGGCAGGATTTTCCTCTAGATGGTTGGTCATTACTTCTTCTCCACGATGGGCGAGAGGGATAGGTGCTGTTGAGGGATGCGCCATTCGCGGCCATCAGGGCAGACGCAGTAGTAATGCGGCCAGCGATCGTGTGGGACCTGGCGGGTGATGACCACTTGCGCATCAGTAGCCCAGTTACGGACATAACAGTGATCACCAGGAATGAACCGCCACGGCCGGGCATTCAGGACACGGGTATCAGCCACGGATCAGCACCCCACGTTCGCGTTGCTGCAGCTGCTGTTCGTTGTGCATGGTGAGACCAGCAGCAACGAAACCGGTAATGAGGATGATGTTGATCATGGCTCCGATACAGGCATGGGTCGCGGCAGCAATTGCAGCGCGACGTAGGGGGATGTGAGCCGGCGGCACAACCACTGGATCATGATGGCTTGGATGGTGTGGTGATGGAAATGATTTCAGCGCCGGTGAATTGCATGTGGAAGGCCTCGCGAATGGCCTGTTCGCCCCAGCCTTTCGGGACGGTCCATTCAAGGTTGTGGACTCCATGGCGGTTTTGATAGGTGATGACGTGTGTGAAGGTCATGGCTAGACAAGTTCCTTACCGGTCATGCTGGGCAGTGACCAGTTGCGGCAATCGGGGCAGTGAGTGGCGTTGGTGATGTCGTCCGAGACCTTGAGTGCCTGTTTGGCGAGGGCACGGGCGAGTTGTGCGTCGATGGGGTGAGATTCATCCCAGGCGTTATCAGCGACGGATGCAGCGACGGTCCGGGTCGCATTGAGCAGACCGATGAGCAGTGGCATGAGCGGGCGGTTGCGCTCGCTGGTAGGTGGCAGGGTGATCAGGCGGTGCCAGTCAGCAGGGATTGCTTGGCGTGCGGCCTGAAGCACTGCATCGCTGAGGGCAGCGTCGCATTGGAGATCAGCCATAGGCGTGCGGCGGTGTGCTCTAGAACCATAGCGCACCAGTTCCGGTTTTGCTGCGCTACGATGGGGGGCAATTCACAAAACCGCCTGCCCGCACCCCCATGAGCCAGAAATGGTGGCTGGACCAAGCCGGGCGGGTGCCGCTGCTGACACCTGCAGAGGAGATCGAGCTGGGAACGCTCATCCAGCGGTGGGTTACGCATCCGCAACCGGTACCGCCTGGCATCCGCAGGGCAGGGCAGCGGGCTAGGGAGCGGTTTATCAAGGCGAATCTGCGGTTGGCGGCAGGGTTCGTGAGTAATCGGTGCCACCGGCTGGCCAAGCAGCACTCAGAGGAAGATCTGATCCAGGCGGCGAACGAGGGTCTGATCCGTGCTGTGGAGCGGTTTGACCCAGCGCGGGGGTATCGATTCAGCACGTATGCGTACTGGTGGATACGGCAGGCGGTGAACCGGTATGTGGACCTGTATGGGCGGTCGATTCAGATCCCTGGCAGCCATAGCCAGCACCTGTACCGGCTGGCTGGTATCAGGCGGCGGCTGCAGCGTGAGCTGAATCGTGATCCCACCCGCGAGGAACTGGCGACCGAGCTGGGGGTATCGATGGCGGTGCTGGAGCAGGTATTGGCCAACGGCCGCAGCGTCGCCAGCTTGGATGAGGTGGTTGGTGATGACGAACTGACGCTGGGCGATCAGGTGCCGCATTGGGACCAGACGCCAGAGGACCAGGAGGAACAGCAGGAGCGATGGAAGCAGGCGGAACAGCTGCGGCAGTTGATCGGGCAGCTGGGGAGACAGGACCAGCGGTTGCTGTCGCTGGCGTGGGGATTGGACGGCGAGGAACTGAAGCCGGGGGAGATCGGGCAGCGAGAGGGGCTGGCGGCCAGGGCAGTGTCGGTGCGGCTGGCAGAACTGCAGGCAGCGCTACGAACCGCATCGGTGCAGCTGGTGTTGGTGGCGGTGGAGCGGAAGAAACCGGAGCCGAGGGATCGGAGCAGGCGGCGGCGGGAACGGCCAGATCAGCTGGTGCTGGTGCCGGTCGAGAGGGTGAAGCCCGAGCCCCGGGCGCTGCGCAGGGTCGGAGGATTCCCCAGGAACTGGACCCGTCTCAGCGAGCGGCTGCGGGTCGCTGCTGCTGGGGGGAGTTGGTGAAGAGTGACCCCCGCTCTGGGTCGGCCCGGCGGGCACGGGGGTGTTGATGGTGGCAGCGTAGGGATGACCCAGGCGTGCGGAGCAGGGGACTGGGCTCTATCGGTTGCAGGCTACGCGGGCACGCGCAGCGGCTGCTTCCATCTGCAAGGCCTTGAGCCTGATGCGCTGCTGCTCGCGGCGCTCCACCTGCTCGGCCGAGTTGTACCACTTCGACGCGGCGCCGTGGACTGGGCAGTCCGGGCTCCAGTTGCGATGATCGGAGGCTTTCATGCCGATCCTGATGTGGCCGCAGGTGCAGTCAGTTTCCATGGTTGCAGGCTACAGAAAAGCCCGGCGCTGGGGCCGGGCGGGTGGTCGGTGGTGGGGGGGGATCAGGTCCCGCAGCCGGTGGACAGGGTGCCAATCGGGCCAGACACCTTACGGCGTGCGCCGAGAACCGGGCACATGCTGTAAGAGCCCTCGGGCATGCACTGCTCTTCGCCTTCGTACTCCATAACCTTGCAACGAACAGTCTCAGTGCCATCGGTCAGGGTGACGAACTTGGCAGTGCGCTTGACTACTTCATAGGTCACGTGAAGATCGGCGTTGCCGATGAAGGTGAGTTGATAGCGGGAGCCGGCTTGGAAGGTGGCGGTCATGGCTGTCAGTGGCAGTGGAGGCGTTCCCCTCCGATGCACCTAATGTAACCGCTTGCGGACACCCTGCCCACCACCACGGCGGACGGTTCACACATTGTCACGATGGCGATCACCTGAGCATGAAGTCAGACCTGAGCAGGTGCCACAGTCGAAACTCGCTGTAGTTCGCGGGCTCCGGCCAGTCCCCTGCGGTCACGGCATTGTCGGCCACTTTCGCGTCGGACACCGTGGGCCAGCCGTCTGTGCCATTGGCGAAGCTCTCCAGCTGCTCAGGCGTGGCCCTCTCCAGCCACTCCATGAACTCATCGGTGCTCATCTTGGCCGGGCTTTGAGGCCACTTGAACGTCATTCCTGATCTCCTGATAGCGACCGCTCGATGCGCTGCAACTCGTTGCGGGCATCCTCCTGGCTTAGGTCGCAGTCGAAGCAGTCGGATTCGTCGATGGGCGCCGGCGGGCTGCCCTTCCTCGCCTGATACCGCTTGAACGCCTCTTCGCTGATTACCACCGCCGGCGGGCTGGTAAACAGGGCTTTCGTCAGCAGCTCCTTCAGCCGCCGACGATCCTCCAGCAGTGCGTGGATCAGCTCTGCCTCAGTGCCGCCCGACCGCAAGGCAGCGCCGGCCAGTGGGTCCGTCATTGCCCAGTCGCCCAGCGACTCGCGGCTGACGCGGCGTGATGGTGATTCGTAGCTGCTCATCCCTGATCTCCTGATGATGGTGTGCGTGATCTCCGCCTGCGCCGCTTCCTCTCCGCATCCGCCGCTCTCCCCGCTGGCGATCGCCGCCAGCACAGCGCGCACAGCGGCAGGCTGCGGGTGCTCACCACGGTGCAGCCGCACTGAGGGCAGACGGGCAGGGCGGGTAGGTCGCCCGCCAAACGGAGGCGATGGCGGCGGGTTTTTTCGGCGGGGGTTAGGGGCATCAGTCCCCACCCTCAATCGCATCGGCCAGCGCCAGGAACTGGGCACGGTGGCGGGCTGTGGTGGGACGGGTGGCGTCGCGGGACGGATCACCCAGCACCACCTCCACGGCGGCGCGGATGATGTTGCCGGCATCGGCGTCCCAGCCGACGAAGGCCTCACGGGTTCCTTGTAGCAGCGCCTCAGCGAACAGTGCTCGGCGCTCGGCGCGGGTCGGGATTTGCATGGCAGATGGTGGCGAGTGGATGGGCGCCGGATGGGCTCCGGCGGGCCGTGGGGTGGTCAGGCCCACTCAAGGGCCTTGGCCTCAAACCATGCGATTGCATGGTCAAGGGTGGTGAATGATTTGAATGTTGTCCACCGAGAGCACACCGAGAATTGGAGGCGCTTTGCCTCTGGGTGATGGAGCACAAAGAGGCGCATATCGGCGCCGGTGGTGGGGCTGCCGGTGATGGTGGAGCGGATGGTGGTCATAGCTGTCAGTGGCGATGGAGTGGAGCGGGGAATGCCGACGATCTGGCAGGCTCCCGTGGGCCAGGGGCCGGAGCCCCGGAGGAGGTTTCCCTCCCGATGCCCACACTGTAACCGCTTGCGGACACCACGGCCACCCATCAGGGGGTCAGTTCACAATTCGTCACCGACACATCCAGATCGCGTGCCACGTCCCGCCCATCAGCAGCGCCCCGGCCAGCCCTGACCACAGCGCCACCCGCAGCTCATGCTCACGGATCGCGGCGGCCACCAGCCGCTGCACGTCCTCCCGGCTCACCTGCCCAGCACCTGCCGGGCCCAGCGCTGCGCCCACCCCTCGCGGCGGCCCCGGTTCATCGCCAGCAGCTCGCGGGCCATCTGCCGGTGCTCATTGCTCGGGGCGCCGAACGCGGGGGCATCACCCAGAGCGTGCTCCACCATCAGATTGGCCGCGGCCCGCTGCAGCTCGGCGATCATGTGCTCTTGCTGGTGGCACACCTGGATCAGCTCATCGCACCACTGGGCCAGCTCATCGCGGCTGAGCCGGGCGGCCCTCTGCCGCTGGCTCTGCATCATCGCCTGCCTCGACAGGCTGAGGGTGAGATCGAGGCCGAGCATGACAGCCGCTGCAGAGATTCCCCAGTCTGGCGACGATCGGCCGTTCGTCACTGTTGCAACGGATCCCAGAGGGTCAACCTGCTGGGTGGTGGTGGGGCTGGGCCAGCGGATCAGGTGCTACTCAGGGCACCATGCCATCGACGTTCTGACCATGATGCTCGCCAGCCGGGGGATTCCCACCCCCTAGCCACCCATCTATCCGCCCCTCCCGCTCCGGGCAGTGCCAGGCCTGGGCCCGGAACCACTCCCGCCAGTCGGTGGAGCTCTTCGCCCCGTTGCACCGGCGGCAGGCCGGCACTAGGTTCGCGGCCACCGTCAGCCCGCCCCTGGAGCGGGGCAGAACGTGGTCAAGGGTGTCGGCCGGGTCGGCGCAGTACGCGCACTGACTGGCCCAGGCCTCGAAGATTCGGCGCCGGAACCTGGCTTTGGTGACTCGCTTGGGCTGGAGCTCGGTTTGGTCGATCTCGTGGCCGAAAGGCATCAGTGCTCAGCGATGATTGCCCATCCCGTGTTGCTGCCCTCCACCATCCACCGTGGGCCGAAGTTCCGCCGGCTGTACCTGGCGAACCGGGCCACGCCGCCCAGGGTCGCGCCGCTCACAAGGTCGGCCTCACCGAAGGGGTCGTGAACGATCAGGTGATCCTTCGTGTAGCCCACCACGATCAGCCAGTGGCCGCCGCCGGTCGGTGCCGACACAGGGCCTCGATGCAGGAACCCGACCGGCACGGGCACGCCGGCGTTGATCTGCTGCTCCAGCGTGGCGAACCCGGCCACCTTGGTGAACCGGGCCTTGATGCCGTAGCTGCTCAGCGCCCGGATCTGCGCGGTCGGGTCAGTTGTGTCGCCGTAGGACTGAACCCTCTTCAGGTATTGATCGTCGCCGTTGGCGCCTCGCAGGGTGCCGGGCTTGAGGTACTGCAGCAGCATGGCGCAGGAACTGCTGAAGCACATCCGGGCGGCTTGGGCACGATCGGCAGAGTCCATCTGCGCGAACCAGGGCACCTGCAGCGGGTTGCCGTAGCCGGTCTGCTGCTGCAGCTGCACCGGAGGGCGGCCGGCCACCGTCAGCCGCCCAGACTCCACCAACCCCCACACGCGGCGCGCCTCAGCCTGCCGGCGGTCAAGGTGCGGCACGCCAGGGCGGAAGTAGACCTCGCTGAAATAGGCCGCCGCTCTGGCTGGGTCCATCCCTGCGGGCCGATCCTCGAACACCCGAGTCCAGCCGATCAGCGAGCCCTGCGGCGGATCGTGCAGGCCGGCGTACTCCTCAGCGAAATACAGTTGCTGCCAGGCGTTGCCGCCCGGGTTAATCCCTTTGGCGATGGCAGCGGCTCGGGCTTTGTCGTAGGCGGTGCGCCGAACGCCGGTGTATTGCATCGCCCCGCGACCGGCACCAGAGCCGGCCTCGATCACGTCGAGCTTGTCAAGCAAGGGGTGGCCGGTTTCGACGATCACGCAGCCGATGAAACCGCACGCCTCAGCTACGGTCAGCGGACTGATCTTGTTTTGGCTGAGACGCGAGACCTCGGGCCCCGTCAGGAATGTCAGCCATGATTGAAGATTGGCCAGCTCGTTCTGAGCCTCAGGTCTCGGCGCCGCAGGGCTCCCCTGTGCCCTCCACAGCTCGGTGAACTCCTGGCGTTGCTCATCGCTCAGCGACTCATCCAGCGCCTGCAGGGCAGCCAGCTGATGCGGGGTGATGGTGCCGGCGCGGGCGAGATGCTCAGCAGCAGCGCGGACGGTGGCGAAGGTCATGTGATGGAGTCGATGAAGTTCCGATCGGGCCGCAGGTTGTCGATGTTGGCGAGCATCGTTCCCCGGAACCCATCCATCAGCCAGATGGGGCGGTTGGCCTTGGCTGCAGTCTGCAGGCCGGAGACGTTCGACCGCAGCGCCCAGCTGTGGTCGGTGTCGAACACCTGCGGACCCTTGAATCCGGCGACGGGGGCAGGCCCGCCAGGGGCGATCCAGTCGGCACCGGTGCGGCGCATCCATTGCTGGCCGCTGGAGGGGCTCGCGCCACGGGCATAGCTGACGCCCACGGGTGTATCGGTGAGGCGCTGGACCTGCTTGACCACCCAGCCCTGAAACCAGCCGGTGCTGGGCCTGGTCAATTCGTTCCCGACCTCGAACAGCACATTGTCATAGCCCTCCAGGGTGCGCACCATCCGCTTGATGTGCGCCTTCTGGTAGCGATTCCAGGGGCCGCGCGCGTGAACGTCGTGGTGGGTCTTCGGGCCATGCCCGCGGAAGGGGTGGAACTCCCAGGCCCTCGGGAACAGATCGGGCAGGCTGCCCTCAAACAACACCACGCCGGTCACCATGTCCCGGCGGTCGGCCTCTGCAACGGCCTTCTCCATGCGCCGGTAGAACTTCCCGTTCAGGCTGAGGTCTTCCTTCCACGGCCCGCCCTTCACGCGGATCAGGCCGGGATCAGCGCCAACGAAAGGCGGGCTGGAGTTGACGAACGCCCGCGTCTCAATCGTCCATAGCCGGGTGAAGTTGCCGGTGAGCCGGTCGATCGGGGTGCGGTTCCCCGCCACCGGCTGCACCACGTCCCAGGTGTGGCTGCCGGCCAGCGTGCGGGCCTTGCCGTTAATCAGAAACCGGTCGCCCTTGACGGTGATCATTTCAGGTCGGGCAGGCGGTCGTTCGCGGCCTTGTCGGCGCGCCGGTAGAGCCGGCGCCAGAGCGGCTTGACCACCAGCTCAGCGACGCCCAGGCCGAGGAACCACACGGCCAGGGCCAGTCGCTCATCGTTGGCGGTGGGGTGTGTCATGAGTCGGGGTCAGTGGGGCGGCCCTTGCGCAGTTTCGGATTCAGGGTTTCGTATCCCAGCTGGAACGCCCCGGCGCTGGCGCCGCCGAGGCCCATGAAAGGCAGCCCGGTGAGCCAGCAGCGCTCTACATCCCCGCCAGCGCGGCGGCAGTCCACGATGTAGGCCATCCCCGCCAACACCGACAGGCTGGCCGCTGAGAACACGCTGGCCAGGACAGTGGGGCGATTCATCGGTTCAGCTCCAGCCGGATGGTGCGGCGGTCCAGTTCCTGCACTTCCTGCTCCAGCTTCTCGAACCTGAGCCCGAACTGAGTCTGATTGCTCAGGATCTGGGTGATCTGGGTTTCCAGCTGTTGCAGCCGGTTTGGCAGGCTCACCACCAGCCAGCCCATGCCGCCGGCAGTGGCGAGAATTGCTGCAGCCATCAGGCTGGCGGCGGTCGCTTCGAGCACCTGGACCCTGGAGAATCTGCGGCGTTCAGGTGGCGGGGTCACGGGCGTGGCGGATCTGCCTCAGTCTGCAGAGCGGCAGCCAAGCCTCAGACCAGCCGCGCCAGGAACAGCGGATTGGCGGCATCCGCTGAGCTGTTGTTGGCGAAATTGAGCACCTCCCATTCCTCAACGCCAGCCGTGATCACGATGCTGTCACCAAAGCTAAAGCTGGTACTGGTGTAGGGGAAGTAGACGGCGAAATCCTCCGGCAGCGGCTCATTCACGTAGAACGAATAGGAGCAGCCGAACAGAACGGGAGTGTAATTAGAGGCAAATGGCAAGTTGGTGCGCTGCAGGCGATAGGGGACGGAGATAACGTTGTTTGAGGCGTCAGAACTGGGATCATTTGAGGATGCAGACGATCCAACACTGCTATAGCCAAAAAGCCTTCGGCTCACTGCAAAAAAAGAATTAGTTGTAACATTTCTCAGTCCCTGACTTTGCGCATAGCTCCTGCGCAGCCTGTAAATATCTTGAAAGTGAGCACGTCCTACGCTGGTAGCGCTTATAGCGTTTGCTTCCATCAGCATATTTACAGCATGATGGAAAAATACCTGATTCAGATCCAGCCACGGCACCAGCGTTGCAGAGTCTGGCGTGATCATAAACGGATAGGGCGTTGCGCCATTCCTGATCACAAACCACGAATAGTCCGGGTTGTCGGTGCTGGTGTAGCGAACGACGTTAATCTCTGTGCTGTTTGACAGCGTTCCAGCCAGTGAGAAATGGTTAGCCGTGGTGTTGGTTGTCGTGCTGTAGAAATCCGTGTATTGCGTCCCGGTCGGCACATGCGTCGTGGCGTTCCATCCGGTTGCCACACTGACGCCAATCGTGCTGGTTGAGATGACGAACCAGTAATAGCAGGTGCCGTAAGTCTTGGTGCCGTCGTACACCACCTGCAGGATTCTGTTTTCAACGCTGCCGCTCAGGAAAGAGTCATACCAAGACACCATCAAGCCGGCGTCGATAAACGCATCTTCTAGCAGTTGCGCTGCAGCCGATGCCAGCCAGGGAGCAGCAGCGGAATAGGTTTCCTTGGTGACGGGCATGGCTACAGAAGAGAAACAAACGGAATGCTTAGCTCAATGCTAGGCGTGGGCTCATCAAACTCCAAAGAACCCTCTGGCGGCAGGGCAACATTCCCGCCAGCGCCGGTGGCTTGCAGTACGGCAAACGGCACGACAAGGTTCAGGCTTGCCGTGGTCTCAGAGCTGCCCAGCCCCAGTGACGGCACCGGCAGCACCACGTCAGAATCAACCAGTGCAACCATCGTTGCCGCTGGCTGCCCGACGAATGCCGCACTGGCGGGCCATCCGGCAGTCGAAACCGTCACCTCATCGGCATAGCTGATCGACACCATCGGCAGGCTGCCGGTGATCTCGGCGATCCTGGCGGCGGCGTCCACCTCGGCGGCGATGGCCACCTCTGCCGCGTCAACAAGCGACACCTCAGCAGCACTGGCGCGATTGACCGCAGCGATCTGCGCCGGCTCGCCAACCACCAGCACCTCAGCCTTCAGCATGGCGCCGATGACGGCCATCAGCTATTCCTCGAATAGGTCTTCGCCACCGTCGCCACACCCTGCAGCCAGTAGTACCGCTCACCGGCGCTGCTGGTCAGTGAGGCATCCCATCCGTAGCGGCCCACCTCCAGCCCGGCGGTGGTGGCCGGTGCCATCGTGACGCTCACCAGGCCATCGGCAGCGGTCTCCAGCGCGCAGGTGAACGTCGCCTTCTGCAGATCGTCCACCAGCCCCTTCACATCCGCATCGGCGGTGTAGCCGGTCAGGTCAACCGGCTGGGCAACCACCATCGGATCGAGCGCGGTGTTCGCCACCGTGATGGCCGCCCCGCCGTTGGTGGCCGAGACGGTGAATGCGCTGCTGGTCAGCCCGGTAGCCGAGACGAAATACACCTGATTGAGCGTCAACCCGCAGGGTACGTCTGGCGCCTCAGGCGTGGTTGTCGCCGGCAGGGCGGCCTCTGCATCACCCGGCGGCACGATCACCACCTTGTCGCCAGCGCTCAGGCCGTGGCACGGCACGGTGAAGACCGGGTTGCCGCTGGTGACAGCAAACGCCGTGATGGCCTGCTGTTTCTGCAGCGCCCGGAACACCGCCCGGAACGTGCTGTTCTGCAGGATCGTGATGTCCAGCTTGGCGGGGTAGATCACTGGGCCTCGACCTCCGCAGCCACCGCCTCAGGCGCGACCGGCTCAGGCTTGACCACCTCAACCGCCGCCAGGAACGCATCGATCTGGCCGGCGGCGAGCTGCTTGAGGATCGCATTGCCGCTGGCGTGGGCCACGCCGTAGGCGGTGATCAGCTGGATCAGCTGCTCTTTCATCGGGGCTCCTGTCCTATCCATCAGGCTAGAGACTGCAGCGCTGCCTCCAGCGCGGCGATCCTGGCCTCATGGTCGTTTGACACGTTGATCAGGTGCACGCCGAACCGGTCGTAGCTGACGCCCTCCGCCTGGCCTCCGACGCCCCACATCACCATCTCCGGTGCATACTCCGCCACCTCTTCAGCGATCAGGCCCCACACCCTGATGGTCGGATCGTCGCTGGTGTTCTCCGGGTTCGGCAGGTAGCTCACCGGCCTGGTGGCTGACAGGATCCGGCGGCTTTCGGCCAGCGGTGCTGTCTCAATTTCGACCTTGTACTGCCGCGATGACGTGACCCGCTGCACCTGATCGTTGGCGGTGTTCAGGTAGACGTTGGCGCTCACCCCCGTGGTGGTGTTGGTGCGGATGCCGGAGCTGAAGACGGTGCCGTTGGCGGTGAAGGTGCCATCGCTCACCAGCGCGTTGGAGAACGTCTTGGCCCCGCCGATAGTCTGCGCGCCGGTGGTGTAGACGCCGTTGGTCACAGTGGCAGCGTTGCCGGTGATGTTGGTGGACCATGCCAGGCCCGTGGCCGTGCTGCTGTCTGCCACCAGCACCTGACCATTGGTGCCCACTGCCAGCTTGGTGAGGGTCGTAGCGGCGCTGGCCGCCAGCAGATCGCCTTTGGTGTAGCTGGCGAGGTTGGTGCCGCCCCTGGCCACCGCCAGGGTGCCGCTGGTCAGGTTGCTGGCGTTGCGGCATTCGGTGCTGACCTCCTCAATCGCCGCCTGCACGTTGGTGGCGATGATCGCGCCAGTGGCGACGAAATCCACCCCGCTGGCGGTCTGGGTGGTGTAGCCCGCCGATGTATCCACCTCAACCCAGGCCGTGCCGGTGGAAAGCAGCAGATCGGGCGGGGCCAGCGCAACGGCGGGTGCGGGGCTGGTCCCTGTGCCGGACTCGCTGACCACCAGGTAGTAGCCCGAGTTGGCCGCCGCAGCGGCAGGCAGCGCGTTGCCGACCACCAGACCCAGTGCTGTGCCCTCGGCGGTGGTGCTGGCTACTTCGTTGTCGGAGGCGTCATAGGTGCCGGCGAACTTGACCGCACCGGTGCTGATCCCGATCGGCTGCCAGACGTTGCCATCCCACATGAAGAAGGCTTTGTCGATCGGGTTGAAGTGCAACTGGCTGATGTACTCAGCAACGGGGATCGCCTCGCCGATCTTCCCCACGCTGTAATCCGCCAGCTTGGCCCCGGTCACGGCGTCGTTCGCCAGTCGATCGGTCGGGAACTCGCCGGCCGTGATCTTGCTGGCGTTCAGCTCGGGGATGTTCGCCTCTGGGATGGTCGGCGCCAGATGCTGCTGCCATTCGCTGCCGGTCCAGGTCCACTCCACACCCGTGGCGGCGTTGAACCACTGCTGCCCCACGAACGCCCCGCTACCGGACGGCGATCCGTTGCTCACCACGGCAGAGGATTGATCCGCCAGTTTGGCGGCGGTGATCGCGTCGTCCTTTACCGCACCGGTGGGAATGCTCAGCGCGGCGTACTTCAGCTCGGTGATCACTCCATCGGCGATCGTTGCAGCGAATGTCCCGGTGCCGGTGCCGGTCACGTCACCGGTGAGGGTGATGGTCTGATCGCCGGTGTTGGTGCCCGAGCTGGTGCCCGAGAACGTCGAGCCGTTCGTCCAGGTGCCGGATGCCACCGCCAGCGTGCCCAGTCCCAGCGTGCTGCGTTGCGCTGCAGCATCGACACCAGCGATCAAGGCGCGGCCGGCAGCGGTCAGCGGCACCTCTTCAACTGGGCCCGCACCGGCGGAGCTGCGGCCCAACAGTCGATCAGTGGTGGAGACGTTCTGGATGCGGTCGTAGGTGACAGCACCGGCGGCGATCTTGGCCGTGGCTACCGCACCGGCGCCCAGCTTGGCCTCCAGTACCGCCCCATCAGCCAGCTTGCCGCTGGTCACATTCAGGTCAGCCAGCGCGGCGGTGTTCACCGATCCGGCGGCGTAGGCGGCTGAGCCCAGCGGCGTCACCTTTGCCGTGGTCACAGCGCCGTCAGCCAGCTTCCCGGTGGTCACCTGCAGATCGCCGATGCCGGCGGTTGGCATCACCACCTGCTGGAATGCTGCGCCGTCCCACACCTGCAGATTGCCGGTGCCGCTGTGCAGCCACCCGCGCCCGCGATGGTTCCCCGTGCTAGGGGCTGTGACCGCAACGGCGGTTGCTGCATCGGCGGCCAGCTTGGCGGCGGTGAGCGCGCCATCGCTGATAGCCACGGCGCCCAGCTTGGTCGTGCTGCCCTGATCCAGCTTGGCTAGGTCAATCTCGCCGGCGTCCACCAGGTCGATGCCGGCGGCGACCAGATCCTTCAGCGTGATCCGCTTCGTCTCGCTGGCGGAAATGTCGGCGATGGGCACCGCATCATTGGCCGCCGCGCCAGCCTTCGAGAGCGGCGTGAGCTGGGTTATCCGCTGATCAGCCAAGGGTGCGCCTCACCGCGACCGTCCACAGGCTCAGGCTACGGACTGGCTCAGTCGTCCACTTCCTGCAGCAGGTAATCCAGCGACTGCTCCAGCTCGATGCGGTCGTCATCCTCCTTCAGAATGTACTCAGCGGGTCTGCCGTAGACGAGCTGGATTTCATCGGTGGTGACGAAATCAATGGCGCAGCGCACAATGTCGCCAGCGCGCACCTGCACGCCGGAGCGGTTGATCACTGCGGTCAGGTTGTAGAAGATCGTGTCAACCGTGGGATCAATGTCCTTGTCGGTCAGATACAATGCTAGATCAAACTCGCTGCCGATCTCCACCCGCTGGATCAGCTGCAGCAGCAACAGCGATGGCTCGGTGAACCCGATCGTGCGGTAGTTGAACTCGCACTCAATCCGCCCGGCGCCGCTGATCAGCCCGGCGGACAGCTGCTGGCGGAAGCGGTCGCTCAGGCTGCTCGCGTCGATCGTCTGCCGGTCGGTGTTGAACTCATACCCCTCCACCGATCCCAGCAGGTTGAACTGCACATCGCGCACGCGCACGCTGATCGCCAACGGGTTGCCGGTGAACGCTGCCAGCGGGATCTCATTGGCGCGGACGTTGTTGACCGCATCGGTGAAGGTCGGGAAGAATCGCAGGCCGCCCACGGCATTGACGTGCACGTAGGCCGTGAAGCTCTCTTCGGGTGGGTCGGTGCTCTCCAGGCCCCACACGGACGGCGGGAAGCACACCAGCCCCCGTGCATCGGCGGTGCTGATGTCCACCCGATCGCCGATCAGGATGTTGTTGATCGCCCCGTCGAATGACAGCCGGTTGAGCGACGTGTTCACGTCATCGGGGATGATCTGATCAGACACAATGCCGATGAAGGCCTTGGTGCCACGCCTCAGCTTGACGTTGCCTTTCGTGCCGAGGTAGTGCGTCATCAGGCGGCCTGGTTAATGGCCTCGTCGAAGTCCCCGTCCATCGTGAACTGAATCGGCACCACCACCAGCTCACCCACCGCTGAGCCGATCACGGCGCTGGTGATGTAGGCGTACATCTTGATGTCGTCAAGGCCGCCGGTGTCTACGTCAAGCTCCAGGAATACCCGGTCTTGTTCAGTGATGGCGCCTTTTTTGTGGATCTTGGCCAGCAGTGCGGTGAACTGCGTTTTCTGTGCCGACTCGCCCGACTCCAGCCGGTAGTACATCAGCGTGGCGCTGCCGGTCGCTCCCTTCAGCGATGGGATGAACGACCGCGCATCGGCGCCTAGGTCGGTGGTGGGCAGCAGGTCAACATTGGTTTCCACAGACCAGTTCTGCACCTTCGCGACAGGCTTGCCGCTGAAGATCAGCCCTCCGGTTCGGCCTGTGTAGAAACCCATCAGCTGGCGCCCTCCTGCATCTCAGGCTACTCACCGCACGCTGAACAGCGCATCGGTGAAGTCTGCCACCCGGCTGAGCAGCTCACCGCCCACTGTCTCGCAGGGGTGCTCCAGCGCCTTGACCGTCACCTCACCTTCCTCGCTCATCGTCACCTCAGTCACCCGGAACACCCGTTTGCGATCAGCCGCGGCGCCCAACACGAACATGGCGCCCACGTCATCGCTCAGGGCGCTGGCCTTGCCGTCCGTCACCGTCACACTGGCCAGTGAGCGGACGTTGCCGCCGCTGCGATACACCAGCGCGGCGTAGGTGCCATCGCGCAGCTGATCACTCAGCGGGGCATTGAGCACGCCGCCAGGCATCACCACGCCAGCTGTCATCCGGTCCCAGGTGTTCAGGCCCACGTCCACGTAGATGTAGGCGCCCGGGCTCACCGGTGTGTCGGTGGGGACGGTTTGGAACTCGATGCCGCGCCGCACCCATCGCCGCTGATTGCACAGCAGCTTGCCGTAGAGGATCGCCTGCTCGCGCTGGGTGACGAACTGCGAAAGGTCGAACGTCTGGCGGATCGCTGCATCCTCGACGGCATCGCGCAGCTGCACATCCACGCTGGCATTGCGCGGGAACACGTCATCTTCCTCTGTCTCCCGGTAGATCACCGAAGCGATCAGGTCCTGAACACTGGCGCCGTAGTCGAGGAACTCTTCGCGGTAGGTGCCCTCCAGGATGTTGCCGGTGGTGAACAGCGCCGAGATGCCCACGCGGCGATTGGCGCGCCCGCTGCTGTTGACCGGCACTGCCGGCACCAAGGTCTCCTTCCCGCCGATCTTGCCGAACTCCAGCAGCGAGTAAGGCGCCGCCTCGGCCCAGAACTGCCGCCAGGATCCGACCTCAGCAATCAGCGGGTCCATGAACAGCTGGCACCCGAGACCGCTGTTCTGGCAGAACCGCTTGCTCAGGGCCAGGCTGCCCCAGTCCACGCCGGATGGCTTGGCATACCGGCCGATGCCGTTTTCTTCGTCCAGCACGGTATCCGCGAAAATGTCCGGCGCCCAGCTGGTGCTGTCTGCACTCTTGCTGTAGGTGCCATCGTCGTTCACCACCCAGGAATCCTTGCCCTCGGTGACGAACGCCGAGATGCTGCGCAGATCCTGCACGCCCCGGCCGCTGAACACCCCGAAAGCCAGCGTGCTCATCCGGCTGTACTTGCCCTCGGTCGATCCCAGCTGCTGCTCTGTGACGGCTGTGATCTGGAACTCTGGGCCCGCCTCGAAGCTGAACTGGATGTCGGTGTCGCTGCGGACGCTGAACAGATCCCACTCATTGGTGAGCACCGGCCCGCGATCCTTCAACGCCGAGCCGATGTCCTTCAGGTTGCCCACCCACCGAAACTGATTGCCACCGTGCGCAAAGCTCTCGCCCTTGCCGCTGTTCTCGATCAGGGCCACTTGCTGCTGACCGTTCTGCGCCCGCTCTGCCGCCAGATCGCTGATCGGCTGAAACTCGAACTCCCACTTTTGACCGCTGCTGCCGGCGCGGAAATCCAGGCTGATGAAGTGATCCAGATCGGCGGATCTGCGGCAGGCGATGATCAGCGGCAGCAGGTCCTGGGTGGCCCGGCTGAGCGGTCGATACAACACCCGGAAGAACGACATTCGGGCCTTGATGCCGTTGTCGCTGGCCTTGTAACCCTCGGGCTCGCTGTCGCCGTACTTTTTTTGCCGGCCCTGGATGCGGCGGAACAGCTTGACCCGCATTGAGAACGACACCAGATCACAGGCCGTCACGGTCTGGTATGCGGCGCTGTCGGCCTTCACCAGCGCTTTGGTGTAGAAGTTGTCATCCTTGCTGCCATCGCCCGGCGCCTCGCGGTCGTCATAGGCCGTTGACGGTGTACGGCCGGCGGCGACGCAACGGAACGTGGCCCGCACCTCGTTGTCATCAAGGTTGGTGTTGTCGGTGATGCTGAGCAGGGCGAATCGGGCTGTGCCCAGCTGATAGGTGCTGCCCCGGTCCAAGCTGCTCACCAGCTGGTAACGCTGCTCCTGCGCGGCCTCTTCGGCGATGCTGGTTTTCCTGTCTTGGGTCTTGGCGAACACCAGCGTGATTTCCGAGCCGACCGTGTAGACGCCCGTGCCGCCCGTGCCCCAGCCGTTGGCGGTGAGGGTGATGCCGTTGCCGGCGGTCACGATTTCGCCCTTGCTGTCGCGCTCCTGCAGCTGGACGTTGATCGGGATCGGATTAAATACCCCGCAGCTGGTCAGGCTGGAGGGGCTGAATGCCTGGCTGTAGCCGCTGCGGCGGGTGGCACCATCGATGATCCGGCACACGTCATCGCCCGGCGCGGCGCCCTCGCGGGAGGGGTCGCTGTCATCGCCGATCTGCCGCTGATTGAATCTGGCGTTGCCGTTTGAGTTGTAGTAGAGCCAGGTTTTCGATGCGGCGAACTCCCTCAGCGGAAGCTGGCCAAAGGCCACCCGGTCCCAGTCGATCCGCTGAATCCTGGCGGCGCCGGCCACTAGCAGCAGCTGCATGAACTGCGAGCTGCCGTAGCTGCGGACGCTGCTCCACACCAGCGACGTGGCGACGCGCACGCCGCCGCGTGGGTTCTGCGCGGTGTTGGTGTAAATCAGGTTCAGCGGCTCGCCGTACTGGGCCAGCTCCTGGGAGGAGTTGAACCCGAAGCGTGGGGCGAAGCGCTGCTCGCGGGTCTGGCGCGGGCTGCGGCCGGCGCTCGGCACCGATGGCCGCAGCAGCAGGGCGCTGGCCACCTGGAACAGGATGCCCACCACCGTGAGCACGATGGATGCGGTGAGGGGGTTGCAGCGGATCTCCGCCTGCTGATCTTCGATGCTGGGGCTGTAATCCTTCTGCTGGGCCGCGATGAAGTCCAGGTAGTCCTCACGGCTGACGCCCAGCTGCTCAATCAGCTGGTACTCATAGGGCAGCAGGCGTCTCATCGCAGCCGATAACACTGGCCGGCGCCCTGCGGCAACGGCGTCATTACCACAGTCTGTCCAGGGGCGATGAACACCACCCCGCCATCCACCGCCACGCCCAGCGCCGCTGCAGCGCCGGCCAGCAGGATCGGGTCGCCCGGCAGGGCCGCGGCCACGGGATCGGCCATCATGCCCAGCAGGCGCCGCAGGTGGAGCAGCCCGAACGTCTCAGCCGTGTGCTCGCGGTAGACCCACTCGAACTGCGCCGCGTGATCCGGCAGGCCCAGCCGCCGCCGTACCGCGCAGACCAGCTGGAAGCAGTCCGTGCAGCCGCTGCCATCACCAGGCCGGCAGCCCCACCGATACGACAGGCCGATCAGATCGTTCATCTCAGGTAGAGCTCCGCATTGAGCGGCAGGATGCCCACGTTGTCGCTGGTCAGCGTGCGCGCCGGGAAGTTGGTGCCGACCGAATCCATCGCCGATCGAAACCGCAGCTCCACGGTGTCATCGTTGAACCCGGCGCCCGAGCCCACGTAATAGTCCTCGTACTGATTGGCGATGGCGCCGGTGGCGTTGAGCCAGAGGGTGGTCAGGGTCAGCTCGCTTAGGCGGTTGCCGTCGCCTTCCTCCACCAGCCGCAGCACTACCTCCAGGTTGGGGAACAGCACCTGCACGGTCTCATTGTCGCCGCCCAGGCTGGCCATCGCGCCGCTCACCTGGAACGGAGCGAAGTCGTACTTGTCGCCTAGGTAGGTGTACTCCTGGCCGATGAAGTAGTTCTGGTAGCGATGCCGCGTGCCGCCGCTGGTGCGCAGGTTGAACAGCTGAGCGATGCGGATCGTGCTCATACGTTCAGCTCCGCCACCAGCTCCACGGTAATGCTGCTGATCTCATTGCCGGCCCACTGAATCGATGGCGGGCCCGCGTACTCCCACAAGCAACCGTCAGGGGAGCGCAGCATCGAGCGCAGGCCAGGGCGCTGCGGGCTGCTGCTCTGGCCAGCAGTGGTGACGCCAGCAAACGTCTCAGGCGGCAGCTCGAAGCGATCGTCTTCATCGATGTTTTCGTAGTGCCGCACCACCTGCAGGATGTCCCGATCGCGGCGGTTGGCGAAGGTGAGGCGCAGCTGATAGCCGAACTTTTTGTTTCCGTATCGGCGCTTGACCGTCGTGCCCGCCATGGTGCGGAACGCCTTGACCGGGTAGGCGCCGAGCGTCATCTGCCGCTCGTTCGGTTTCAGGTCGGGGAAGGTCGCGGCCATCAGCGGATGCCCACCTTGCTGCGGGTTGCTGGGCTCTGCTGCAGTCTGTCCAGCGTCATGCTCATCCCGCGCCTGGCGCCATCGTTGGCGGCACGCTTGCGGGTTTCGGCCATCGCCGCCTCCAGCTGATCGCGGGAGACGTACTCCACCCCGTTGATCGTGGTGGTCTCGAAGCTCATGGCCAACACCGGTGAGGGGTTGCTGCCGGCGGGCGATGCACCCATCAGCTCGCGCATCCGATCGCCACGGGCACCGTCCGGGGCCTGCAGCGCCACGGGGATGCGGCGGCCATCAGGCAGCGGCACATAGGCCTCATTCATCGAGCCCTCGCCGAACAGGGCCACCTGAGGGGTGCTGGCGACGCCACCGCGGCTGTAGGCCTTCAGCGGCAGTGGGCCGGAAGGGGACATGATGCCGCCGTTGGCGAAGCCGGTAGTGGGGAAGCTGAGGGCGGGGCTGATCCCGCCAGCGCCGAATGGGCCGGTTGAGGATCCAGAGAACCCGCCACCCGCAGAGCTGCCGATCCCGGCGAACATCCGGGCGATGCCGATGGCGATGTACTGGGCAATCATCTTTTTCGCGGTGTCGATCAGCGCGCTGGCGATGCCCTGCAGGAAGTCGGCGAACACTTCTTTGGCGGACTTGGTGCCGGCGATCATCTCCGCCACGCCGCTGGTCACAAGCGACGCGGCAGCATCAGCCGCCTGGCCAATGGCGGGGTACTTCTGCAGGATCTCGTCAAGCTCGCGCTTCTGCTGCTCCAGCACGTTGAACACCGCCGGCTCGGATGCCTGGCGGGTCAGGTCTTGCATCATGCGCTGACGCTCCGCCAGGATCTCATTCAGATCCTGTTCAGCCCTGAGCCGAGCCAGCGCCAGCTGTTGCTCCTTTTCGCGCTCCAGCCCTTCACGGATGGCGGCGGTTTCAGCCACGCCGCCGAGCCGGGCGATTTCCTCTTCAATCGCCTTCAGGCTCTGCAGTTTCTCTAGGTGCTGCTGAGTGATGTTGTCAATCTCGATTTCAAGCTCCAACCGGCGGCGCTGCTCATCGGTTGTGGCACCTAGCAGACTCCTTTCATTGTGAAGCTGCACAGCGGTCTTGGCTCGTTCTTCGTTGAACTCTTCGAGCTGTTTCTGTGCGGCGGCTTGCTGTTCGCGGAGTTGCTGCATTGCGGCCATGTTTTCTTCGTAGCCGGCGACTTGGGCTTGCGCCTGTTCAACAGCGCCAAACCCAACATTCTCCATTGAGCCGCCAAAGAATGTGCTCAGCGCTTTCTGGCGATGTGGTCCCATCCGCTGCACGCCGCTCACGGCGCTGGTGCCGAATGAGTCGCGGGCGTTGCGATTGGCGCGAGGATTGCCGGCCAGCACGGTGGTATAGAGGTCCAACAGGCTGGCCCCCTGGGTGCTCATCCCTGCGCCCTTGAAGCGGTCTTGGAAATACCGCACAACAGGCCCCATCACCTGCTCCTCAAATGACTGGCCGGGAGTGACGCCGTACTGCCGCCGCTCAGGCGCGCCGAACTGGATCAGGCCTTGGTAGTTACCGCCAGCGCCACCACGGATTGACGGGCTGAAGGTGCCGGCGGTCTCAAAACTGATGATCGTCGCCAGGTCGAGCGGGCTGACGCCGAGCTTTTGAGCCGCAGCCACCAGCGCCTTGCCGCGGCTGGAAAGCTCGAACCTTGGGGCCGCAGCAGCCCTGCCCCCCGTGCCAGCACCTGCTCCACCGCCGCCAGCAGCGCCGGGCAGTGCGGGGGCGGGTGGAGCACCGGGGAGGGTGCCGGGAGCCTGAGGCACAAATGGCGCGGCACCCGCCACAGGCCGACCTGTCGCCGTGTCGTAGGTGATCCCGCCCACGGTGTAGGTGTTCGGCACGCCTGCCGCCTGCAGCCGCTGCTGACCCGTCTGCATCGCGCTGACAGCTGCATCCCCCACATTGATTCCCGCCGTGGCCAGGATTGCCATGAACGGGTTGGAGTAGTTGATCATGTTGGAGATGGTCTGCTGCCATCTCGACTGCACGAAATCAAACGCCGCAGAGAACACGTTGCCGATCGTGGTGGAAACGCTCTGCATCGCGCCCGCCAGCCACTGGCCGTCAACGCCGATGGCGCGCAGGGCCTCGCCAGCGCGGTCGCGTGCCCAGCCGAACATTGCCGCGAAGCTGTTGGCGATGTTCTGCACACCTTTGGCCAGGAACTGACCCATCGCCGTAGCCGCATCGGTGATGCGCTTAAACGACGCCTGCGCGTCAGCGGCGATTGATCCCCAGAACAGCTTGAACCGCTCGGGGTAGGTGTTGACAAACTCCCTGAACGGCTCGATGAACTTGTAGGCCGCTGCCGTGGCCGCAATGATCCCGGCGGCGGCCAGTACCCAGGGATTGGCCAGCACGGCGAGGTTGAGGCCGGTCTGCGCTGCAGTGGCGGCGCCTGTTGACGCGGCATAGGCCTGCATGGCCTTCGTTGCAGCGCTGATCCCGCCAATGGCGCTCATCGCCGTGGTCAGGCCGAGAACGGCAACACCGGCAACGGCCGCGGCGGCTCCAACCTGCTTGATCGGCTCTGGCAGTTTGCTGGTCTGCTCCAGTATTCCGGTTGCCGCCTTAGTGAGCGCGATGGTGGCTGGCAGCAGCGATTGCCCGAACTGAATTTGCAGCTCCTGCCCCGCAATCTGCAGGTTGCGGAACTGCTGAGCCGGGCCTTTCATCGCCTCAGCCAGCTTGGGGGCGCCGTCGCGCTCGATCCGCCCGAGAGCGGTCAGCACGATGTCGCCGGTGATCCTGCCCTCTTTCGCAAGCTCGCGGATCTGGCCGATCGGCACGCCCATCACTTCAGCGATGCCCTGCACCACCGCCGGGGTCTGCTCAAACACGCTGTTCAGTTCTTCGCCGCGCAGGACGCCGGTGCCGAGCGCCTGGCTCAGCTGCAGAAACGCCGCGCTGGCCTCAGCCGACGTGGTGCCGCTCAGCTTCGCTGCCGTGTTGAATCCGTTGTAGACCGTGCTGATCTCCTCCAGCGTCAGCCCGACTGGCCGCAGCCTGGCGTAGATCTGGGCGAACTCTTGATTGGTCTGCGTCTGCGCAGTGCCGAACCTCTGCGCGGCTGCGGTAGCAGTGGCCTGCACCCGGCTGTAATCGTCAAGGCCCTGTGACAGCGACCTCAACCGCCGCTCTGACTCCTCACTCGCCACCACGGCGCCCAGCGATCCGCCGATGGCCCTGCCGGCGCCGATGGTGGCCAGGCTGCCGGCGAGGCCCGCTGCCAGCCTGCGGCCCAGTGAATCACCCGCCGCCGCTGCCGTCCCATCCAGCCCCCGCAGCTTCCCTTCCAGCTTCTGGATCTCCGCCCCGTACCGCTGAAACTCCCTGCTGCCGATCTTGGCCTGCTCCTGCAGCCCACGGAATGCGCCAATGCTGCTGCGGATGCCGGCGATCGTGTTGTCGTTAGCGCGGGCGAACTGGAACGTCGCGGCCCGCAGGGTGCTGATCTCGCGCGCTGTGGTCTGGCTGTTCTTGCCCAGATCCTGCAGCGACTTCTTCACCCGGTCGATATTCCCGCCGCCCTTCACCTCGGCCGACAGCCGGATGGCGGTATCCAGGCTCATCCGGGCCATGCTCTATT